AACGCCACCTGTACCTGTACCACCTGTAACAACGCCACCTGTACCTGTACCACCTGTAACAACGCCACCTGTACCTGTACCACCTGTAACAACGCCACCCGAGCCGACACCACCTGTACCACCTGTAACAACGCCACCTGTACCTGTACCACCGGTAACAACGCCACCTGAGCCGGTGCCTGAAGTTACACGAACTAATACAGATAATGATAGTGATACGGACGGAGAGGTTAATAATTAATTATTCTAAATATATTTTCAGTTACTTTTTTTGCATGAACTTTAAAGTGCATGAAAAAAATGTAATACGTTTATTTTTTAAGATCATCTGGAATTTCAGGAGGGCTAGAAGGTTGTTTCTGTAATAAAAATTTCTTCATATCATGGAGGAAAAAGAAATCTTCTACTGGAATCGATTCGATTTTTCTATTCTGCGATAAAAAGTTTGTAATCGCGTTCATGTGTTTTTTCAATTTCATGTTTCCACTGTTTTTATTTGTTGGTTTCCAGAAATCGATGATATTTTGAATCGATTCATCTGAGTAACACAATGAAGATATTTTTCCATGAATATCATGGCCATTCTTATGCATAAACTGACAAATATAAACGTATCTTAGATTGCATATAGACATCAAAGCAAGGTCTCCTTTTATTATTTCTTTAATTTCGTCTGGTGTATTTTCATTACCTTTCCAGTATTCTACGATTAATGTGTAGTTCATTGTGTTTTTAACACGTATCTAATGTTTAACTCTTTTTTATTTTTTTATTTCAAGAACACCACCTGTGTTGTTCGATGTGTTCATTAGTCAACGGCACTTGAATATCAAAAATGTCCCTAATTTCATCAGGAGTTTTTTCTTTCATCATACTTGCTATTTTTGCACAACAGAGATCCAGTAAAGGTTGGATGTCCATAAAATTGGAAGCTAGCATGAGTTCAAATATTTCAGAACTGGGTATATCGATAAAGTTTGCATACCATTCTTCTGTAATTTCTTTCATCACAGTTGATCTAATTGGTTTTACAATTGGTTTCATTTGATTGACAGAATAATACACCATGAACTCGATTATTTTTCCAAGTTCTCTTGAGGATACCATTGATAATTTGATTTCTTTTTCTTCAGAATCATATAATGATTCTTTAACTAATGTGGATATATCGACAACTTCTTCAGAAACACTAAATTTATGTTTTTCCTTTGTTATCAAAAACATAGTATAATTAAAACATATTATTTTTTTAAATTATAATCTTGATTTGTTTTTTAATAAATAATCCACTATTGATTTTTGTTTCCTGTTCATAGCGTTGATAAGTATTGTGCGATCATGTATATCCTTCTGATTTACGTCTAGACCATTCTTTATTAAATAAATAACTGTATCTAGATTCTTTGCAACATGAAGAGGAGTCTGACCTTTTTTGTCTTTTATGTGTATACTTAAACGTTTGTTTTCCACTAAAAACTTAAGAACTTCAATGTCTGCACCATACAAACCATTTGCACCATCTCTGTCCAATGTATAGATATCTATGCCGTTCTGAACTAAGATCTTTACAGTTTCAATTGTTGGAGAGAACCTCAGTAGTCCATTTCCCAACACATCCTTGATATTGACATTCGCTCCTAATGAAATACATTTTTTTATTTTACTTATGTCGTTCGTGATTACAGCATTTGACAATTCCTGATTGATATCGTTACTTTTCATTATTTATACTGTGTATTTTTTTATTTCAAAAAAAAACAATATCGATAAATAAAACATAAAATGGAGGAACAAGAACTCAAGGGCATTTTGAAAGAAATGAAGAAATCAATTTTGAATGAAAAAAAACATTCCTATTCCGAATCGGAGACAAAAACTTATATTGGTCGTCTAAGAAACGTTTACACTAAAATGCAAGACAATAAAGTTGAAAAACAAGTCATTGTATCAGCACCAATTATTGAAATTCTCGGAAATAAAAAAAGCGTTTTCGTTAATTTTTTTAACATATGTGATTCCATTCGAAGAGATCCAGAACACGTTTCAAAATTCATTATGTCTGAAATTAGTTCTCAAACAACTGTAAATTCTAATAAACAACTTGTTATGAAAGGATACTTTTCTTCCAAAAAAATAGACACTGTTATTAAAAAGTACATTGACGGGTACGTTACATGTTTTATGTGTAATAGTTTTGATACTTTTATTGAACGTGATAAAATAATAAGAATCGATTTCATGCATTGTTGCAATTGTAATGCTTCTAGATGTGTGAAAAATATAGATCAAAATTATAGATACTTTTTATGACATTGAATTGTGTAACGAGTGTTACACGATTGTTTTTAATTTTTTTCGTTTCATTACACAAAAATGAAAAGTAAGGTATATGCATATGAAAATCCAAAAAATTTTTTTGCAATGTTTTTTTTCAGTTTTTTCGATTTTTGAAATTTCATTTTCGTGTGATTCATGAATTTTTGGGAATTGTGAAACAGACGAAATGGTATTCTACTATCTGGTAACCGGTTTTTAACGGGTATGGGAATTTATGAAAATCGCGAAATTTCTTCAAGTAAAAAAATTAAGTAAATTAAGTAAAAAAATTTACTTAATTTACTTAATTTTCATTTTCATATTTTCCGGAATTGTGAAAATCGTTATACGGTTGTGTAACAGCGATTTATGTGATCTTTTCAATAGGGTTATTAAGTAAATTAAGTAAAAAAAAAAAAGGGGGGGACGCCATCGATTATTTTTAAAATTAGTTCTATTGAAATTTTTAATAAAAATTTTTACGTCACTCTCCGAAAAAAAACGAAATCCCAATAAAATGGAATTTCGCGATTTTTGCGAAAATTTCGATTCGTGTGATTCACGAATTTTCGGGCCCCAAAAACGGATGAAAATGTCATTACACGATTTGGAGTGGGAATTAAAAATCGACAAAAATCGAATTTTTTTTTCGCAAAATAAATTTATTTTCTGCAAAAAAAAATCGATTTATTTTTTTGAAAAGGTATTTTTTAATGTATCTTTTTGTATTTTATTTCACGTGAAAACCCACACACGGATATTTTCAATGCAATTCAAGTCCTTATACTAAAAATAAAAGGTAATGTGAGAGATTCTTTACCAAACTCAATCGAAAACATGTCGATAAAAGTAATTTCCAAAAAAACAGCTATGCGAAAAAAAGTGAAACGCAATATGGTATCTTTTGGAGGAACGAAACTCCAAGTGACTGTCGACTGATTCGGCAATTAAATTTTTAATTAATATGATATTTTTTTATTGTGATATAATAAATGAAGTATAAAAATCGGTTTCAAGGGAAGAAACTAGGTATTCGCGTTACAACTAAAAGTAATGGAAAACGTGTCAATAACCCGAAATCTGTACTATCCAAACAAATAGCTATGCGAAAAAAAGTGATTGATAAACTCAAGAAAATAGCCAAGAAACTAGGTATTCGCGTTACAACCAAACGCAATGGAAAACGTGTGTATAAGTCAAAAAGAGTACTTGCAAAACAGATACAAAAAAAGAAAGAAACTAGTAAAAAAAGACTTAGCAAGCCAAAGAAGACTTCTTCGAAGAAGAATTCATTTGGAATGGATAAACTAGCTGCTGAAAAACTTCCTCCTGATATTCTAAAAAGAATTTTTTACACTGGTTCTAAAACTAGAGAACAATGGCTAGCTTCTTTTCGGAAAATAAAAGAATGGAAAAATTTTGATTTTGAAAATGACGAACCATCTGAGTTAAACAATCAAAAATGTTTTTCACATATCAATGAAAATTTGAAAAAATGGACCAAAATTAGTATATATGCTTATTATAATGGTCTTCAGGTTACACTTAACGCGGGTGATTACGAAAACAAACTTCTTCTAGAGACAGACGACGAGACAGATGGAAGGGATGATATGCGTTCTAGTCATGTTCTCTATATGCTTATGAAATGTGTATATAAGATGCCAAATCTAGAATATTTTTCTTATACAACTAGATTTCCTGGTGAATATCCCCGTCATATATTTAACAAACCTATCAAATCTGTAAAAACTGTTCGAATTCATCATCTACAATTAATTAGCAAGTTTTTTGTAAAAAATGCGACCCGATTGATTATAAACGAATTCTGGAGAAATGATAATTTTACTGGAGGAGAAAAATACCTGAATAGAATAAAAAAACTAAATCCAAACTTGATTGTTGAAATAGAACAAGATATGGAAGAAGAATAAATAGAAGAATAAATAGAAGAATAAATGGAAGAATAAATAGATGTAATGTCGAGTTTCTATAAGTCCTAGACAGTTAAAGAAGACACCAAAAAGATGAATCGGATTTTCAAAAAAAATTTAAAAAAAAAATAACTAAAGAACTTTTACACACATAGAGTTGGAATGTAATACCCCCTACAATAATTACATTCCAACAAAATGATCAAATACTTGGATGGGACATCTCTAAGTATTTCATATATAGTAGGGGTATATGTATTAGTCATGTCAAGTCAGGTAATGCTGGCGGTTCAGTACGAGCACCTATGGTGGATTAGCTATGTGAAATCATAGGGTTTTACTTCCTTGAAGTAAAATAGGCGAGCCAACCGAATGTTTTTACTGTACGTAATAAAACAATTCATCATGAAATCACTTTATGATACCCTAGGTCTCGAACAACTATCAGAACCTATGAATCTGATAGAAGTATCTGAACAAGGTCACCTAGTACCTGTTCTTGGATGCCTGGAGTTAGGTGAGAATCCAAATCTTCAGGATCCTGAAGATGGTACCTCGGCTCTTATAATGTCCTCTGTTAATGGACATGAAAAAATTGTAGAAACACTTATAATGCATGGAGCTACCATTGATCTTCAGAACAATAAAGGAGAGACTGCACTTATGGCTGCAGCCAGTTTTGGTCATATAGAAGTTGTTAAGATGCTTCTAAAAGCTGGCGCTGATCCTGCTAAAGAGAATAAGAGAGGTAATACTCCTTTTGGATTGGCTGCGTGGAATAATCACCCACTTATTCTTATTGAATTTATAAAAAATGGGATTAATATTGAGTTGATGAATGAAGATGGTTTTACATCTCTCCATTTAGCTTCTTATAATCACTCTTATGAATCTATGAAAATACTTCTAGAATATAGGGCAGATCCTACATTGGCTAATACAGATGGAATTATTCCGCTCGATTATCCGCACAGCCAAACATTGTGGAAGCGTTTTCTGGATTACTATAAGACTGATTCTAGGTTTAAATAGAATATAATAAAATAAGTTGAATTTACTCAACTTACGTAAATAAGTATAGAAGCTGCTAGCCAGTTGCCTGTTGGGATAAAATGTTTTCACTCTTAAGTATATGTGTTTGGAAATATACGATCACATCGACGACTCATGTTGAATGATATTATAACTTAATATAATTCCAATGGTAGTAATATTACTAACGTTCCTGTGACCACTAGTAATCTTAATACCAAGAATAATGCGATATTTTTAATGTGATATACGTAATGTACTCAATAAATTATAAAAATCAATGAGATATTTTTATGTCCTATATTTACTGTCATTTTTTTACCTATAAGATAAAAGACTCTAACTATTGCACTGATACAATTCGGAAAACCCAACTAAAACGAAGGGCAAGTAAATACAGTTTAAGAGAGAAAGAAAGTCTATATCCGTACTTAGTATACTGCCCAATAAACCGTCGTCCTCGCTAAAAAATAGCTGTTCTTGGAATATACGTAATGTAGTCGATAAATTATAAAAATTAATGGGATATTTTTTATGTGATATAATAAATGAATTATAAAAGTCGATTACAAATGAAGAAATATTCGTTTGGAAACAATGATATACTAGAGGCAGTAAAAAACAACGATATCAACAAAGTCCGATCAATCCTGGATACAGGGGCCAATGTCAATTCTATGGACACGGACGGTCAGACACCCTTACACTACGCTGCTATGGGAAGGCACACCAAAATCGTCAAATTGCTGTTGGCTAAAGGAGCCAATGTCAACGCTAGGGATATCAATAGACGGACACCATTATACTGGGTTGATAATAGGGATAGGCATACCAAAGTAGCCAAATTACTCCTAGCTAAAGGGGCAGATGTTAATGCTATGGACACCGATAGACGGACAACATTACATTATTCTGCTAGGGAAGATAACACCGAAATAGTCAAGTTGCTCATAGATGAAGGAGCTGATGTCAATGCTATAGACACCGACGAATGGACACCATTACACTTCTCTGCTAGGTATGGTTGCACCAAAGTAGCCAAATTGCTCCTAGCTAAAGGGGCAAATGTTAATGCTGAGAACACAGATGGATGGGCACCATTGTACTTTGCTGTTAGGTATGGGCATACCAAAGTGGTCAAATTGCTGCTGCTTACCCATGGTATCGATATCAATATTGTAGACTACTCTGGATATACATACTTACACCTGGCTGCAGAGAACGGGTACATTGGAGTAGTCAAGTTGTTCCTATCTAGAGGAGAGAATGTCAATGCTGTGTCACACACTAGACGGACACCATTGCACTACTCTGCTAGGGAAGGACACATTGGAGTAGTCAAGTTGCTTATGTCTAGATGGGCAGATATTTTAGTTCGTGACGTTGATGGGAGAACAGCACTTGATTTGGCTAGAGCACGAGGACACATTGAAGTAGCTAACGCTATAATTACAGAATCCACCGACCGCAGTAGGAAACGAATAATGGCAGAACGTATTGCAAATCGTTTGATAGGCCAACCCACACTTATATCGAGATATTTGAGTTTTGGTCGAACAAAGCGCAACAACTAGTTAAATACAATTTCGGAACAAATATTATATTTACAAAATGTTCCTGATTATATAAATAGGGTATTTTTTATTCGTACAACACATGATAATATACCGATAGATTTAAACAATTCGTGTGTGATATTGACTGTTTCAGCAGAGCATAATAAATCAGAACAACTTAAATCTTTATTCTGTAATTTACTTGCAAAAAATCCTCGACTGAAATAAACTCAAATCAAATACGTTACCAATTATTTTACTTAAAATAATATTTTATATTATAAATGGATTCATCTGGAAAAGGTGTTCATAAATTTCATTTTGGTAATGTAGCTGTTTTTGATTTTGTATTAACCATCATTGGTGCTGGTATTATTTCCTACTTTACCGAAATTCCTATAAGTATAACAATCATATTATCTTTATTATTAGCCATTTTTGTTCACTGGTTATTTGGTATCCAGACGTCTGTTAATAAATTTCTTAGAATAAATTAAATATTGATTATTAATTTTAAATCGTATGTATTATTATGAAAATGTCTATAAGAATAAATGAAAAGATGTGGAAAAAAATTGTTGCAAAGGTTCGTGCTGGTTCGAAAGGTGCAAGAAAAGGACAATGGAGTGCAAGAAAAGCACAATTAGCTGTGAAATTGTATAAAAAAGCAGGGGGTAAATATAAAAGCAAAAAATCTAGAAAAAATTCACTAGTTAAATGGACAACACAGAAATGGACAACAAAATCGGGTAAAAATAGTATACTTGGAAAAAATGCGACAGGTGAGAGATATCTTCCTTCTAAAATTATTAAAAAATTAACAAAAAAAGAATATACTGCGACTACACGTGCGAAGAGAAAAGCTAAGAAACAATATTCTAGACAACCATTTAATATTTCTAGGAAGATTTATCGTAAATTAAAAAGGCTTGTTGGTTAATTTTTTTTGTTTGCTAATATTATAATGTACCCTCCAAAAAAACACAAAATGAAGAAATATTCCTTTGGAAATAGTGGTCTATTAAAAGCAGTAGAAAATAACGACATCGCCGAGGTCCAATCACTCCTGGATGCAGGGGCAATGTCAACTATGTGGACGAATGGGGAGTCTCACCCTTACACGAAGCTGCTTTTCAAGGGTACACCGAAATAGTCAAATTGCTCCTGGCTGCCCCAGGTATCAATGTCAATTCTGTGGACGGCACCTTCGGAGAGCCACCCCTATACGGAGCTGCTTATCGGGGGCACACCGAAATAGTCAAATTGCTCCTGGCTGCCCCCGGTATCGATGTGAATGCTGCGGAAGGCAAAGAGGGACACACACCCCTATACGAAACTGTTAGTCGGGGGCACATCGAAATAGTCAAATTGCTCCTGGCTGCCCCAGGTATCAATGTCAACCCTGTGGAAAGCAAAGAGGGACACACACCCCTACACAAAGCTAGTTACGATGGGAACACCGAAATAGTCGAATTGCTTCTGGACGCAGGGGCAGATGTCAATTCTAAGGCCACCAAAGGACGGACACCTTTACACGAAGCTGCTAGGCAGGGGCACACCGAAATAGTCAAACTGCTCCTGGAAGCAGGGGCTGATGTCAATACCGAGACAACCTACAGATGGACACCCTTACACTGGGCTGCTAAGCGGGGGCACACCGAAATAGTCAAATTGCTCCTGGCTGCATGGGCTGATCCCGTCATACAAAACAAGACAGGAGAAACCGCACTTTCTTTGGCTAAGACAGATGAAATTATGTATCTTCTAAACCCAATGGGGAGATTAGAAAACGTTAGACCTCCAGTTTCTATAAAAGATGATCTTTGTGCTATTTGTTTGGAACTTTTAAATTCTGATAAAGTTGTAGAAACAAGCTGTGGACATCAGTTTCATGTTAAATGTTTAAACAACGCGAAAAAAAGGAGTAGTAAATGTCCAATATGCAGAAAAAATAAAGCTTTTTTTGGAAAAAGAACAATAAAGAAACCGAAAGCAAAAAAAGTACCCAAAAAACTGACACTCCAGGCCAATAAATTCGGTATTAAACTTACCGTGAAACGAAATGGACGTCGTGTTCG